AGTCTAAGGTAACTCTCGTACATGATTATTGATCCCTTTATGTGTGGTTCGGACATTATAGCAGGTTGCGTCCGTGTGTACAGGGAAGCGGACGAGCAGGTAGACAGGCGCTAGCCCGCATGGGCGTTGAGATGTAGCGAAATGCGTCCAGCATATACATGGTTTTTCAAATGAGCCAAAAGGTTTAAAAGAAAAAAGGCTTGAAGAAAAATAAATGCACCCCCTTATACACACTCTTATATATATATATTAATAATAATAAAAGTATGTATATAGTGGACGCAAAATTGGCCACGCCAGCATTGATGCGGGTTGCGGGGTGTCTACCTGCTGTGTCACTTCTGTGTACACACGGACATCGTGAAATTGTGCCAAAAAACAACACAATAATCACTGAGTATCTCAATAATCTTAGAACGGGGACATTTGTCCCCATCAAAAGGGCAGGTCGAGTTGGTGCATACCGCTACGCCATTGCTCGTAGAGCGCCTGAGTTTCGAACACCATGCCACGCAGGTGCAGTGCACCCTTGCGGAAGATGTGTACCTGATGGTGTGAGCCGTAGCTGATGGTCTGCATGTGGAAGTCACGCCCTCTGATGGTGACGATGCCGACTTCTTTAATGCGGGGTTGAATGAATGAGCGCATGATTATTCTCCTGTGATGATGAGCATGAATTGAAAGCCTAGCAAGAACGATCCGCCAAGCGTAAGCAATGCCCACAAGGGGGCAACGCCGTACTCATTCATGCCGTTGAAGCCTACGATGATGGATGTCACGAGTGTGAGTGAGCACAAGATGTGCGAGATGACTGCTGATGGTTTCATGATTAACTCCTAGGTTGGACAAGAAATGAAACACCGCACAAGCCTCTCTCGTGCGGGTTCGGGGAAGAACGGGGACAAATGTCCCGATGATTATTGAAAAGAAACTGACTCACGCAACTCGGCAATCAACGCATTGAACTGATCCCTGTTCAGCTTCGCATCAATAATCTTGTTGACCATGTTGCTCACCAAACCTCGGGGCAACACGACTTGCTCTTGAGCACCTGATGAACTCACAGGCTTATCACCGCAGATGTCACCCAATAATCTGTTGACGGCCTTGCGTGCCGTCTCATACTTGGCGTGAGTGCTATCCAGCACCTTAGTGCCCTTGGCCTTGCCCATGCCGTCAATGAGTGGCACACCATACTTAGGGTTGCGAGCAACGATGGGTAGGATCACGGCTCGCACCTGATCGTGCGTCATGCCCTTTGCATCCTTGCGAGCAAGCTCGATTGCATCGTTGTAAGCGAGGGCACTCTTGAGTGCATTTGTAATGTTGGAAGCTAAAGTCATTTGAATCTCCTTGAGGTGACTTGAATCGGGACAACTGTCCCCATCGATCAGAGAACCATTCCCTAACCGATACCTCTATGTTACGAATGGGGGTCATTTTGTGGCTGTATCGGCTATCTGAGGGGGCGTTTTTGGCGTGGCGTTGACCCCACCCACCCCCCACCAACCTATATACAGGTCGCTATGGCACGTCCACATAAACACTGTTCCTCACCCGCAAATCAGATTTTTCAAAAACAGGATCAAAATCTCAATCCCAAACACCCCACCCCCCTAAAAATTATAAAAATTTCCAAGGTACCATGTCAAACGTTGGACAACACTATATAAAAAAATGCCCCGACCTTGTGAGCCGGGGCAAAAGATGGCAACTGAACCATCAAGGAGAAGCAATGACTTGCGCCATCACCGAAAAGAAGTGTACACTAACACCAACGAGGCAACAAGTGCGACGCCAGCACTAACCCTACGCAATGCTAGAACATTTGATTAACGGCGAGTTTCATCCAGAGGTGGTCGACGCCACTACGGAAGTCCTGTCTTTTGAAAAGGCGGACACGGCCACGACCATTGACGCCAAAGTCAAGACGGCTGAGTGGCTGAAGAAATTAGAACTTGAGGACGAAGAAATTGAGACCAAGGCGGAACAAGAATCTGCCCGCAAGTCTTTTGCAAGTCTTGTGACTGGCCAGCCTGTTGGTAATACGCAACAAGCGTTAGCTAATTTAAAGACTCCTGCTGCAGTGCAGCATTTGGTTGGGATGCTGACTGCCTACGATTGGGCGTTTGTCGAGCAGGCCAGAGAACTACGGGGCTATGCCTTGGCTCAGATTTTGGAAGAAGTCAAACATCCTGACGCCAGAATACGCCTCAAGGCGCTAGACATGCTGGGTAAGGTCACAGAAGTGGCACTGTTTACTGAACGAGTTGAGGTCAAGAAGACCGAGATGTCAGACGTAGAACTTGAGACGCGCATCAAAGATAAGCTCAACAGGTTCATGGGCGTGATCGATGTGGTTGACGTAACTGAAGATAAAGATGAAGCCTGAGAACTTCACAACATTAAGCCGTCTAGAGCTAGAAGCCATGGCCAAAGCTTTGCCGCGCATGAGCGTCAAAGAAAAGATGGAGTTGTTTGACGACCTAGAACTTCGTGAACGACGCGCCAGCCTACAAGCGGCCAAAACAAACATGTTGGGGTTTGCCCAAGCGGTATATCCGGGCTTTAAGATTGGCCCACACCACAAGAAGCTGGCCAAGATCTTTACAGATGTGGTCGAGGGCAGGAAAAAGCGCGTGATTATCAACATCGCGCCGCGTATGGGTAAGTCTGAGTTCTCGTCTTACCTGTTCCCTGCGTACTTTTTAGGCAAGTATCCCGAGAAGAAGATCATCATGGGCACGCACACTGCGGGTCTGTCTGAGGACTTCGGGCGGCGCATACGTAACTTGATTGATTCAGATGAATACAGAGACGTTTTCCCCCAGACTATGGTGGCAGATGACCAAAAAGCTGCTGGCAAGTGGTCTACTAGTGCTGGAGGTCAGTATTACGCTGCTGGTGTGGGCGGTGCTCTTGCTGGTCGCGGCGCTGATCTGTTCGTCATTGATGACCCACATTCTGAACAAGATGTAAAGTCTAACTCTAGACTTGCGTTTGATACGGCTTGGTCTTGGTTCCAGACGGGCCCACTGCAGCGTCTGATGCCGGGCGGCGGGATTATCATTGTGATGACCCGTTGGTCGCTCCTAGACCTGACTGGGCGCCTGATTGATTACCAGACCAAGAATCCAGAGGCCGTTCCATGGGAGATCGTGGAGTTGCCGGCCATTTTGAACGAGAACGAAGACGACGAGAAGTCCCTGTGGCCAGAACAGTGGTCACTTGAGGCGTTGAAATCCACAAAAGCCAGCATTGACCCGCGTTATTGGAACGCGCAGTACATGCAGCAGCCCACATCCGAGAACTCGGCCATCGTTTCACGCAAGATGTGGCGTATTTGGGAGCCGGATGACCCACCAAGGTGTGAATACATCATTCAGTCGTGGGATACAGCGTTTGAAACCAAGAATACATCCGACTACTCTGCGTGTACAACGTGGGGCATCTTCTACAACGAGGAAGAGAATGACTCCCCCCAACTTATCTTACTGGATGCGTTTAAAGATCGCATGGCTTTCCCTGAGCTTAAGGTGGTGGCGCTTAAGCAATACAAGGAGTGGGAACCTGATGCGTTTATTGTGGAGAAAAAGGCATCAGGGGGGCCGTTGATTCAGGAACTCAGGGCGTTGGGAATCCCAGTCCAAGAGTTCAGCCCATCAAGGGGCAACGATAAGACAGTGCGCGTCAATGCTGTTGCGGATTTATTCAGCAGTGGTAAAGTCTGGGCACCCGACACACGCTGGGCACGGGAAGTGATTGAAGAAGTGGCCGCGTTCCCAGTTGGAGAGCACGACGACTACGTGGACACGACAACACAGGCGCTGCTACGCTTTAGGCAAGGCGGCTTTATCAGTTTGGACACGGATGACAAAGATGACCTCGAAATCTTTCGCCGTAGGAAACACGAATACTACTAGGAACACACATGGCAACGAACATCGACAAAGCGCTATACCAACAACCCGTGGGCATTGACGCGCTGGGCGAACAGGAATCCCCCCTTGAGATCGAGATCGTTGATCCCGAAGAAGTCACCATTGGCATGGACGGGATGGAGATCACAATTAAGCCCGGAGAAGACGACGAGGAAGAAGGCTTTGACGATAACTTGGCCGAGTACATAAAAGACGGTGTGTTGCAGTCGCTGGCTGGTGACTTGGTGTCTGACATTGACAACGACAAGAATGGCCGCAAGGATTGGGAGAAGACGTACGTTGATGGTCTGAAGTTGTTGGGCTTGCAGATTGAAGAACGCACAGAACCGTGGAACGGCGCATGCGGTGTGTTCCACCCCATGATTACAGAAGCAGTCGTCAGGTTTCAAGCCGAGACAATCACTGAGACGTTCCCAGCCCGAGGCCCTGTGCGCAGCAAACTCATTGGCAAAGAAACGCCAGAGATGAAAGAAGTCGCGGCAAACGTTGAAGACGACATGAACTACGAGTTAACGGAGGTCATGACGGAGTACCGCGCTGAACACGAGCGCATGCTCTGGTCACTGCCAGCCACAGGCTCAGCTTTCAAGAAGGTCTACTATGATCCCAATTTGGGACGTCAAGTGTCGATGTTTATTCCTGCGGAAGACATGTTGCTGCCTTACGGTACAACGGATCTGGACACTTGTTACCGCATCACGCACATCATGCGCAAGACCAAGAACGAGATCATCAAGCTACAGCAGGTTGGCTTTTACCTTGACATTGAGTTGCCTGACTCACCCAAAGACCTGACAGACATTCAGAAAGCTAAAGACCGTGAGACAGGTTTTAGTGATTTGAACGACGACCGCTACACCTTGTATGAGTGCCATGTTGACTTGAACCTTGAAGGTTACGAGGACAAAGATGACGCAGACGAAGAGACCGGCATCATGTTGCCGTACGTTGTCACATTGATTAAAGGCTCCAACGACATCCTGTCAATTCGCCGCAACTGGAAAGAAGAAGATGACCTCCGCCTCAAGCGCCAGCACTTTGTGCACTACCAATACATCCCGGGTTTTGGAGCTTACGGCTTTGGACTTTTCCATCTTATCGGGGGCTTTGCTAAATCCGCTACATCCCTCATGCGGCAACTTGTCGATGCAGGAACGCTTAGCAACTTGCCCGGCGGACTTAAGACACGCGGCCTGCGCATCAAAGGCGATGACACACCAATTGCACCCGGAGAGTTCCGTGATGTAGATGTAGGCTCGGGCACGATCCGCGACAACATCTTGCCGCTGCCATACAAGGAGCCAAGCCAGACGCTGTTTAACTTGATGCAGACCATCGTTGATGAAGGCAGGCGTTTTGCTGCGACTGCTGACATGAAGGTGTCTGACATGTCTGCACAGGCTCCCGTTGGTACAACGCTGGCCTTGCTTGAGCGTCAACTGAAGGTGATGACTGCGGTGCAGGCTCGTGTGCACTTTGCGCTCAAGCAAGAGTTCAAGCTCTTGAAGAACATCATCCGCGACTACACTGACCCAGATTACACATACACACCCGAGTACGGCACTCGCAAAGCTAAGAAAGCCGACTATGACTTGGTGGACGTTATCCCCGTGTCAGACCCCAACGCTGCGACCATGTCTCAGCGCGTTATACAGTACCAAGCTGTCATTCAGATGGCGCAGATGGCTCCGGACATCTACAACTTGCCAGAACTTCACAGGGGCATGCTCAATGTCTTAGGTATCAAGAACGCAGAGAAGCTTGTACCTATTGAGGACGATCAGAAGCCAATTGATCCTGTGCAAGAGAATCAAAATGCACTTAAAGGCACACCACTCAAAGCGTTCCTGCACCAAGACCATCAATCGCATATACAAGTGCACATGATGTTGATGCAAGACCCGATGATTCAGCAGTTTATTGGTCAAAACCCACAGGCCCCTAAGATCATGGGTGCAATCACGGCGCACATTGCAGAGCACGTTGGCTACAAGATGCGTCAGCAGATCGAGCAGCAGTTGGGTATGCCGTTGCCTCCCGAAGACGAGAAGTTGCCACCGCAAATTGAGATTGCCTTGTCGGGCATGATGGCTCAAGCGGCCAACCAAGTATTGATGCAGAACCAAGCGCAAGCGGCTCAGATGCAAGCCCAGCAACAAATGCAAGACCCGGTGTTGCAGTTGCAGATGCAGGAACTCCAACTCAAACAACAAGAGTTGGAACTTAAAAAGCAAAAGATGATGATAGACGCATCTGCCAAAGCCGATGATTTGCAGTTGCGCGAACAAGAAGTCAATGGTCGCTTGGAACTCGACGCCCTTAAAGTGGGTGCACAAATTAAAGAGTCCCAAGCAAAAGCCCAGTTTGAACAAGAACGTGCCGGTTTCCAGTTGGGCTCCGACATCGCAAAGAGTAAAGCCCAGATGGATTTACAAGCGCGTACTGCTGCGCTCTCAAACAGCAAACAACGTGAGCCTAAATCATGATCCAAGACTTCGTACGCGTATTACGTGAAAAAATACGCACTGACATGAACAACTATGCCGATGACTTGGCTGGGGGTTCCTGCCGTACTTTTGAAGAGTACCAAAAACTCTGCGGGATTATTCAGGGTCTAGCCCTCGCAGAGCGTTATCTACTTGACCTTGCACAGAAAGTTG